GTTATAATTAAATTTTTAGGAGTCGTGGATGACAAATCTCAAACAGCTAGAAACTAAACGAGCTGAACTAGAAGGCCGGATATCTGCCTTGAATAACAAGCAGATGGCCATTAAAATTTTGATGAATTCCCTAAATTAATGGGGCTTTGTGTAGCGATATACAAATGAAAACTCTTCTAATTGCTGGAAACTCCCCTGCGGACAATCAGCAGCCAAGCTCGAAAGAGAAGGTTCAACGACTAGAGCGTAAGCTCGTACACTCAAGTGAGTGGAAACGGAGAGGCTCCCAAGCGGAGTGTGATATAGTCTGCTCTGTGTGGCAACATACAGCTGGAATTATTTCCGGGGATAGATTAACGAACTATCTTGAACATAAGGGTATGGTGCGACTGCCAACGAATACTTTAGATTCTTTAAATGGGAACACGCTGCATCAATTACAATGACCGGTCAATTTGTTCTGAGACTAATTGAATCTAAACTTGATAATCTATTAAATGAAGAATTTAAAACGTCTGGTGAAAAATACCTAACGTATATTGACACCGATAGTTTGCTGCTGTCGCTTGACCCAGTTTTACGAAAATATAAGATTACCGATGATAAAGCCATAAAGACCATTGAACATTTGGCCAAGGATAAATTGACTCCAATCGTTAATAAAATTTGTACCGAATGCTGTGAGTATATGCATTCTTATGAGAATAAACTTGTATTTAAGACAGAAGTAGCATCTGATAAAACTATCATGCTGTCCAAGAAAAAATACGTGATGCGTGTACATTCATCAGAGGGTGTGCGATATGCCAAACCCAAGTTTAAGGCTAAGGGTCTGGAAATGGTACGTAGCAGTACACCACGATTTGTCCGCGATAAACTCAAGATTGCGCTGGACGTTATCTTTGATACTGATGAGGCTGGCACACAACAATTCATTCAGTCGGTAAAGGATGAATTCATGAAGCTCTCATACAAACAGATTGCCTTTCCACGTGGTGCTAATAATCTTCAGGAATATTCATCCAATACGACCATTTATAAAAAAGGTAATGCAGTGCCAATTCAGGTACGAGCAGCTCTCTTGTATAATCACTACCTCAAACATTATGGGGTGGATGGAAAATATCCATCTATTGGCGAGGGTGATAAGATTAAATTTTGTTACCTGAAAACACCCAATAAGTTTCGAGAGAATATTATGGCATTTCCCGCGGATGGTGAGATACCACCAGAATTTGGTATAATTGATAAGGTTGACTATGAATTGCAATTCCAGAAAACCTTCCTATCGGCCATGGAAATTATTCTTGAGGCTATTGGATGGAAGGTTGAACCGGTTTCAGACTTGTCGGAATTCTTTTGATTTTATTTTACATTAACAATACTTTAGTTTATAATACTATTTCAACTACGAAAGGATACTATGTCAGCATTATTGGAAAAGATTAAAAAAAATTGTACTATTAAAGAAGCGTCTATTTTAAAAGATTCAAAATTTTTTACCAAAAAAGATTGTATAAAAACTCCTATTCCAGCACTCAATATTGCTCTTAGCGGAGAAATTGATGGTGGTTTTTATCCAGGTTTAACACTTTGGTGCGGTCAGAGTAAAAGTTTTAAGACAATGTTCTCATTGATCATGGCAAAGGCATATATGGACAAATATCCAGATGCCGTTTGTGTTTTTATAGATACGGAGTATGGCTCGCCTGAATCATATTTTCTCTCCTTAGAGATGGATACAGCAAGAATTGTACACGTTCCTGTTATGAATATGGAGGAATTTAAATTTGAAATAATGACTCAATTGCAGGGAATTACACGTGGTGATCATGTTATTTTTGTTGTTGATTCATTGGGTAATATGGCATCAAAGAAAGAAATGGATGATGCTATTGATGGAAAATCAGTACAGGATATGAGCCGAGCTAAACAAATGAAATCTATTTTCAGAATGGTTACACCGTATCTTGTAAAATATGATATTCCCATGGTTGCCGTTAACCACATTTATATGGAGCAAGGGCTTTATCCAAAAGCTATCGTTAGTGGCGGTACGGGAGTTTACCTATCTGCCGATAGTATCTATATTATTGGCCGTCAACAGGAAAAGGATGGTACAGAACTAACAGGCTACAACTTCATCATCAACGTCGAAAAGTCTCGCTATGTTCGTGAGAAGTCAAAGATTCCTGTTGAAGTATCATTCGAAGGTGGTATCTCTCGCTGGTCAGGATTGCTTGACATTGCTCTAGAAACAGAGTATGTTATCAAGCCTTCAAACGGTTGGTTCTCAAGGGTCGATCCTGAGACCGGTGAAGTCGAAGAAAAGAAGTTCCGCCGTGCTGATACACACAATAAGGAATTCTGGATGCCACTACTAACCAGTAAGGCATTCCGCGCTGCCGTTGAAGACCTATACGTTGTTGCCCATGGTGATATCATCAAGAAGGATGATACTGTGGAAGACGTATACGACTCCATCCCAGAAGATGAAGAATAAGCTATTAGGTGAACTCTACGATTGTCTATATGGTCAAAAGCCTATGGACAATCGTAGACTAAAGCGCCTCCTGAATATTGACCGTTGTGTGGAAACGTTAAACAAAGCAGCAGCATGTTATATTCAATCCGTTGAACTACGTAAAGAGAAGAGACGTAAATGAATGTAGAAAAGACCATCTTCAACAATCTACTAAACAATGAAGATTATGGCCGCAAAGTAATTCCATTTCTAAAAACAGACTATTTTAACGACAGAAACGACAAGATTGTATTCGAGCTAATCGATAGCTATGTCAACGAGTACAACGCATTCCCTACCAAGGAAGCATTGGTAATTGACCTTAATGCACGTGACGATCTTTCTGAGGATCAATATGCAGAGTGTCAGGAAGTAATCGAGTCAATCCCAAATCACTCTGATCATCTATCACAGATTGATTGGCTCATTGATACCACAGAAAAGTTCTGTCAAGACAAGGCGATCTACAATGCAATTCGTGAATCGATCAAAATCTTGGATGATAAGACAGGCAAGTACGCTAAAGGCAACATTCCTCAGTTGCTGTCTGATGCTTTGGCTGTATCTTTTGATACCAGTATTGGCCATGATTTTCTTGCTGATACTGAGTCTCGTTTTGATTTCTATCATCGCCGTGAAGAGCGTATTCCTTTTGATCTGGAATACCTTAACAGGATCACACGTGGTGGACTCCCTCGCAAAACTCTGAACATTCTGCTTGCTGGTACTGGCGTTGGTAAAACCCTCGCTATGTGTCATATGGCTGCTTCCAACTTGGTGTCAGGCAAGAATGTCCTGTACATCACTATGGAAATGGCCGAAGAGAAGATTGCAGAACGTATTGACGCAAACCTTCTCAATACACCACTAGATGAGCTATATCAGCTTCCTCGTGAAACCTACCAGAAGAAGGTAGAGCGTCTAAAGGAAAAGACTGTTGGTCGCCTTATCATCAAGGAATATCCAACATCGTCGGCTGGTGCTGCGAACTTCCGTCACCTTCTTAATGAATTGAAAATTAAGAAGAACTTTGTTCCAGATATCATCTATATCGACTATCTGAACATCTGTATGTCTTCCCGCATGAAGCAGGGTGGTAGTGTTAACTCATATACCTACATCAAGGCTATTGCAGAAGAACTACGTGGTCTAGCAGTAGAATTCAACGTTCCTATCGTCTCTGCTACCCAGACTACTCGTAGTGGCTTTGACAACAGTGACGTTGGTCTAACAGATACTTCCGAATCATTCGGTCTACCTGCTACTGCCGACTTCATGGTTGCTCTTATTGCTACAGAAGAGCTTAAGGCACTAAACCAGATTATGGTCAAGCAGCTAAAGAACCGCTACAATGATCCAGAAATGTACAAGCGTTTCGTGGTAGGGGTTGACAGAAGCCGCATGAGACTGTATGATGCGGAGCAAAGCGCACAGGAAGATATCGTAGATGCTGGACCTGTGATGGATAATAGTCCTGCCAGTAAGTTTGACAAGGACAAGTTCAAAGGTTTCAAGTAAGAAAGGAATATATTATGACTAAGTACACATTTATTATGGAAGACGATAACCTACAGGGTTTCAATGGTGCATCTAGCAATGAAGTTGTTTACACTGTAAATATGCAAGATTTCCATACCCATGTTGATCTAGCTGCACACTTCCGCCAGTTTCTGGAAGGTTGTGGATACGTATTTCCAGACGATTTTGAAATGGAACTTTGATTATGAACTTAACAGAATTTCGTGATAAGATCAATAAGCTATATGAAGCAATACCATATCCAGATGAGATTACGGTGGCAATTCCTGTTGTCAGATTGAATGCTATTGGTCCACGTGCTTCTGTTACTGTTGAACATGTTTATCAAGGTTTTGATTGGGATAGCAACACTCTATTCATTCAACCCGATGGTGATGAGCTTCGTGAAATTAATCGTGATGAAATTTCGGCACTATGTGAAGCATATGATATCGTAGTGACCGAAGCTATGAAGAAGAGGAAGAAGTAATGGGTGTTAGTACAAACATTTATACCTTCTATGGTATAAAGATCGAATGGAATGACGACTTTCACGAAGCATATGATGAAGTCTATGCTGATCTACAGGTTCCTGTTATTGTCGATGGTATGATGGGCGAATATATCGTCTTTGGTGAACAGCTATTCGATTCTGGCGACTTCCGCTACGGTATGGAAGATGGTCAGACATACACTGAAACCGACCTAGAAGCACTACCAGAACTTCGTGAAAAGTATATTGAAGAGTTTTGTAAGTGGCTACCAGAGTTTCGTCATTTGATTGGCGTAGAATGGAAGATCATTTGCTTCACTCACTATAGTTGAGGTTATCATGATCAAGTGGTTTCGTAAACACTATTACTATATTCGTGTTCAGACTGCTTTGTTTGGCTGGCGCTGGATGATCGGTGATCGTAGTCAAAAAGCGAATATGAAGAAATATCGTGAATTTATTCAACCGTGGCATAGAAAGTACCCATTTGGATGAGCAACAAATTTTATACTGTAAATCCCAAGGAAGATTATGATCGCTGCCTTGGACCATATCTTTGGACCAATGTCAATCGCCGTGACTTCTTTTCATGGGAAGGTGCGTGGGCAGAGTCATGGGATAGTGAAGAAATGGCTATTCATGCTGCTAAACAGCGTACAGCAGAAGGTTGGGTTGTTGACTGTTATAAGCAGGTAGGATATACTGCCAAGGAACATGATAGGGAAGAAGATGAGTGAGTACACCAAAGAACTATCCGCTGAGCAATTGATTCGTTTTATTGCTTATGATTATGTCGAACTTTCTTATGATAA